CTAGTTGTTGCTGTACTTGATACAGTGCCTCCATTTTGTATCCAGCTACTACTGTTAAATGTATTCTCATACGCTTGTTGGGCTGTAATATTTGTAGTACCAGTTTGTGTTTCGTTAAAGTTAACTGTGGTTCCTTCAATAACCAAAGTAGCTGTTGCACTGCCTTGTATAATTGGGTTTACAGTAGTACCAGTTTTAACAATGTCATTAAACGCTGTGGTAATAACGGCATTAGTAAATGTTATTGTTGAAGCTAATGCACTTGTTTGTCCTAGTATCAATGTAGTATCATGTGCTACTACATTATTGGTTCTAATATCTTGCGACCCATCCATTGTGACTACATTTAATGTTGTACTTATTGCACTCTTTGTTAAACTAATAGTATTACCATCAACTACTAAGGTTTGTCCTGCACTAGGAATAATAGGTAATTGTACTGTTCCGGTAAGTTCAATAGGATTGTTTGCTGTAGTTAATCCGCTAGCTCCGTCTGGATCTAACATCTCCCATACTCTTCCTTGATGAATTACCTTATCTCCTAATTTATAACTTGTCTTGCTATCCCATTTGTCATAGTCTTGCCATTCGCCATCAAAGTCGTATGCTATTTTTGTTTCTGTTGGAAATAATGTAAAGTCTTCTTTGTTTAACGTTCTATAATCAGTTTCAGTTAACAATGGTAAGCCAGCGTTTATAAAATCTTTTGCAAACATACTGTTTTGATTTTGATCGTCATATGTTTTTATTTCTCTGGTTGTAAATTGTTCAGAATCTGGATTGTAAACATTTAGAGGACTAGTATCATCAATATCAATTACAATGTCACTGAGTACATCATACTTTTGTCCATTTATAAATCTAACAGGTTGTGGATCTGTCACTAGCAACTCAGGTGTAATTTGAAACTCTGTTAACTTTCTTTTGGCAGTATCTCCAAAGTCAGCCATTCTGACTGCCCATAGTTCATTTAAATCAGCTGTAGCATCTCCGTTGAACAAACCTTTGTTTCTCATAAATGCATCTAGTGCATAACGTGTGCCTTTGTATTTGTATGTACCTTTAACAAATTCATATACACTATCATCATCTAAGTCTAGTGTATCAGCCCAATTTGGTCTATTATATCCACTATTAAATCTAGCAACATCACTGATTTGTTTATTGCTTAATGTATTTGTCCTAGCATAATATTGATCTAATTGTCCAGCTACACTATCAAAGTTTGGTAATATACTATCACCATTAACTATGTGTCCTGGTGTAAACAATTTACCATTCCAGTTTTTAGTTCTATTGCCTCTCCATATAATTCGTTCGTGTATTTGTCCTATTTCACTTGAAGCTATAACATCATCAAAGTTAGTTACATTATCAAATATAAAAATATGTTCCATCTGTACTTTATAAAGTCTTAAACCAAACATATTAGTTGTAGTTTCTTTAGTTTCAAAAACAGTTTCTTCATCTAATGTCATTGAACTTCTGTTAATAGCAATATCGCTAGAACTAATCTGGTTGCCTAAGTTACTAACAATATTATACACACCATCATATCTTGTGTTTAAATTATCAAAGTATCCTAGTCTATCATCTTGTACTGTTACTTTGTTTGGATTTGGAATCAAGTACAATGTTTGTGTACTATTGCCAGTTGCCCAATTACCAAAATTACTGCCTGCATTTTTCCAAGACTGTGTAAACCCTAAACTAGTTAAGTAATGTCCATATCCTTGAACAAAGTCATAAACTTCTTGTATTGATCTTAGTTCTGTGTTATAGTCTAGTTCACTAATAGTATTTTCAAATTTGGTATATCTTCTAACGTCTACTTGTAATGTTCCACTAAATGTTACTTTAGCACTAGGACCATTTGTTGCTGGTGCATTATAGTTAAAATAACCCAAGCTATTGTCGTAGCCATTGATAGTATAACCATTGGCTGTTTTGTTAATTGTAATACCTCCAAAGAAATATTCAATGTCAGGTTTGTTAACATACAAATGTGTGCTAAAATTTTCTTCTGGTACAAACACTCTGCCTTTGTCTTGACTACTTTCTAATATAAAGTTTTGATTGTTGTTTACAAATCCGCCTGCTTTAACAATAGGATTGAATGTCATATTTTTAAATCTTTGTAGTATTACATCAGTTGTTGTTCCACTTAACAAAGCATATGACGTGATACTATTACTAAATCCACTAAAGTAACGTCGGGTGTCTTTTTCAATAATAGCTTCTAGTATGCCATTTCCACCGCTTAAAACTAACCTAGGTTTATTAAAATATTCTTGTCCTTGCTTTGTAATTCTAGCGGCAATTAGTTTTCCATCTTTGATACTAACTTTAACTTCAGCACCCGATCCAAAATTATCATAAACTATTACAGTTGGCGTAGTGGTATAACCACTACCTGCGTTTTTAATTAAAACACTTTCAATAATAGCGCCAATAATTTTACCGTCGCTAAGTTCAATGTTACTCCAGCTTGTTAGCTTTCTTTTATCTAAATCACGAATCTGTGGATTGTCATAACCTAGTTTACTCATAGTAGTTCTTTTATCAGTCTTAAAATATAAATTTGTTGCAATTAATGGTCTTGTTCGTAGCAATGCTAAAGCTGATGCAAATTTAAATTCACTACTTCTGCGCCATTGTTCTTCTACCGGACCCCAATCGCCATATGCAAAATCTTTTTGTCTTTCTACTAGAGATGGTGTTTGCACTACACTTGCTGTTACCGGATCATTTAATACTCCAAGTAATGTGACCAATGTATTTGTTGCCCAGTCGTATGAAGGGTAACTATAATCTAAATCATATACTTGTAGATTACTTGCTAGTCCAGGATCACTGATATTACCATATTTTAATGCTGTAATTAATGCTGTGCGTTTCGCCGCATCTGTCCAACTGTAATATGTGTCCCACCAAGTTGGTTTTTCGTTATAACCCATCATCTCCCACGGATCAGTATGTGGTTTGTCAGTGTTAAAGAAGTAACGATATAATCCTCTCCAACCACCAATATTTGGAATGACACTGCTATAGTTCCAAGTAAACTTGTCAGTTCCGCTGTAGTAAGTAGAAGAATTAAAATTAGTTACGTTGTTTTCTGTTTTCCATTTATTGTATTCGCTTTTAATAGAATCTTGAAAGTCTGTCCAAGTATAAGGAGTATTTCTACTTGCATTGGGCCAATACTGTTTTGAATTAACAACAGATGTTAATTCTACACCTAAATTATTAGATATACGCAACTCTAAGTCCCATAGACCTGCATCAACTGGATCAAATCCTACTACCTGTCTATCAAATAGTTCTGTTCCGTTTCGTACATGGATACTACCATCGTGTCCAACAATAACACTATCTGTTGCTGTGCCTGTACTATCTTTACTATAATTACTTCTTAGTTCGGGCGTAAAAGGTCTTGTTAATCCTAATTTAACACTACTTGGTGGTACAAAACTTACACTATCTCTTTTGTACCATCTAAAATGTAAATTGTTTTGACCATTTGCTGGAAATGTAATTCCACTAAGTGTAATTGTAATTTGATAGTTATTAAACGTATATTCTTCCGGATACTTTAATGCTCTCCATGTGTGATTACCTGCAGAATCTGGAATTTTTATCCATGCTTGTGTGTGATTAAAAGTATCATCATATTCGTTAACAGTAAATGGTAAGTCAAATGTTGGAGTTTGATTCAATACCCAACTAAAATTAGCTTCTTCATAATCTCTATACATTGCCATTTGACTTCTAGCAAATGCACTTGTTTTGTTTTTGCCAATGTTTATTGCTTCTAGAGTTTTATCAACTAGTGAATAAACAGGCTCTGTAATATCAACACTTTCATTTAGTTGTCTAATTTTTGTTTTAAAAGATCGAATAAAGTTTTTATAACTGTTACTACTGTACTGTAAACTACTGATTGGATCTGTGTCGTTCTCTGTAAACAACTGATTAAGAAGTTCAGTTGAATAAGGTTGCTGTCTAATTATACCACCAAAGGTATGATCATGTGAGATATTTCTATAGTTATTAAATCCAGCCCATTCTCCTGTAAACGTTGGAATCTGTGTCATCTGAGATTTCAGATGTAATAATAGATCTCCGTAGCTAACTTTATCGAATGTTAAATTTTGTGGATTAAATTTATGTGCATCTACTACTTCAAAATTACCTTCAGCAGTATCACTATACTTTGCAGTAGTAAACACTGAAACTTGGTAATGGTCGTCTTTTCTAAGACCACTGTTAACTTCTAATATGTTTCCATTCAAAATATAATTTGTAAAATCAACACCGTTTTTAGTAACCTTAATGTTTGTATCTTGTGTACTTGTATGCAAATACACAACACCGAAGTTATTAGGACTTGCCGCTAGTCTATATTTAAAACTTTTAATAGTTGGACTTGCTATGACAAGATCAAAATCATCTCTTACACCTGCCGTTCTTGTAATACCACTACTTAATGTTGTTCCGTCCATATCCACAAATTCTAATTCAGCTTGTGGAAACTGAGTACGAATAAAGTAAGTTGTATTTGTATTCAAGTATAAATTAGGTAGTTTTCCGTTTAATCTATTAACTCTACTGGTATCAATCACATCATTACTTTGTACTGCCAGCAAGTCATTTTCTTTAAACATTCTAAAATATCTGTCTTTATCAAAATTATTATGCCCAACATCAAACTTTAACGGAACAGTTGCATCTGTAACTGTCTTGTTAATTACTCTACTTACAGGCTGACCATCTCTAACAGTAGACCAACCATTGTAATATCTATTGTTGTTTAAATTTTTATAGTAATAGTTTCCAGTAATTTCTATAGTTAAATTCTTTTGAAAGTCTGGACTCTGCTCAGTGTAATTAAACCTAGTATGTAGCAATGCTACTTCAAAGTTTAAACCAGGATTGTTTCCATAGTCTACATACTCAGGTTTAAACCCAAGTGCATCATCAAATTTATTAGTTGTACTGTGTGTAAAATTAAAAATATACCCGCCAACATAATCACTGATTGGATAGGTTGTTGCATCGTCTAATTTAATTAGGTCAACATCATAAAGTTCATGCAGTATTCCTGCACTTCTGTGTTCTTTCTGCTGTCCGTATACCCACGCTGTTCCATTCCAATATATCTCTGCGCCACTGAACGGATCATCCTTTTCACCGTTTTCAGTATTAGCAATATTTGAAATGTCTAGTGTATTAAAGCCGTTAAGAATAACAATTTTGTCTCCTGAGACTAACGCTGTAGCACCATTGGATCCGTCACCGTTGTAAATTTCTGTAAGTGTAATACTACTTTGCACTCCTCCTACTCTGAAGATTTTATTTTTGTATGCAACATTTGCACTCTCAAAAAATATAATAAAATCGTCATTTTCTAACTCAACAGGAACAATTTGTTGCCAAACGTCTTTATTTGTCGAATCTTGTGGATTTGTTGGTGTTGCATGATTTTGTATACATTCCCAATATGTAATAACTTGATTTGGAGCTGTGCCGTTTGTAACTCTTACTTTATCTTTTTTAGTTGCACCTTTTACATTACTCCACTCAGTTGTTATTCCACTAACTGTTACACTATAACTTGTTTTACCAACAATAGTTTGTGCTGGATCCTCGGTGCTTTCTAATGCATGGTCAATATTTGCTAGGTGTCTAATACCAGTGTTATATTTCTCAATATTTTCTTTAAATTCAATGATAGGTCTTACACCTCTATACTTGTCTAACAAGTATACAGAACTATCTAATCCACTAAATGTAAGCATAGCTTGCGCCGCATCTTCGTGTATCCACAAGTTGCTTCTTGCCCATGCACTTTGATCTGTGCTACATCTTTGCTCTACTAGGTAATCTCTTGTTGTTAATCTATGTTCTCTGAGGTCATAAGGTCTGAAATCAAAACTACTATCATCCGCATCAAATCCGCTAGGCTCTTGGTTATTGTAAACTGTAACATTTACCCATTGTCTTTTTCCATATTGTCCTGCAGAAATTCCAGCATTAAATTGTTTTGTAAATTTAATACCGCCAGGTTGACCTACATTATCTACAATGTAGATTTCATCAATATTATTTGTTCCACTGTTACTTGTTGCATAGTATGTGTGTATCTCTACTTCTTGTTGTAGTGCTGGTGCTGTGTTTAATGTTACAACACCAGTTGTATTGTTGTATGAATAAGTTGACGGTGCTAGTAGTACATTATCTAAAAATACTTTTACTCTTATTGCACCATTTGCCATGCCGGCTGTAAAAGTAGCATTGCCTACTACTGTCTGAATTCTTCTTGTAATATCTGTTGGAGAGAATACTATACGCATTCCGTCTTGCAATGTCAAGTCTTTTCCATCAAAAAGATTTGTGTATGTGTATGTTGTTTCGCCTATTGCGTCATCGATATTAATGTTAAAATTTGGTTTACCTTTAATAGCACACGGCGGCATAACATCTACTAGCCAAAAATACTTTTGGTGGTTTACAAACATATCATAGTTGATAGGTAAGTCTAATGTATATCCAGGCTCGCTTAAAACTCTATTATGATTGTTAGTTTCAACTTCATTGTATTTTAAGGATCTCAATAAATCGTCATATGCTAGTGTTCCGCTAACAGTTTTATCTTCGTTCCTATTAACAAATCCTTGAGCAAACTGATATGGATCATTGCTTCTATTATCTAATAGATAATTGTCGGTTATATCTCTGTTAGCAGTTTGCTTACCAACAATATTTTTAATTGGTTGTAAATTACCAGTTGACATTAACTGTTCAAATGTGCTATCAAAGAACTGTTTGTTTACTGTAGTTTGTAAAATACTCGGAAGTAACTTGGTAACTTCTCTAGAACCAGTGTGTTCTGTAGATTCTCCCGGTCTAGTAGATAACGGTGTTACAATTGGTTTTGCTTGACGTTCACTCATTGAATACTAACTCCAGTATTTTGTGAAATTGTAGTACTGTTTCCAGCTATTGTTTTAGTAACAACAATATTCGAACTTGTTAATATAGGTAAAAATAATTCATCACTATCACTAGTTATCTCAAATAGTGCAGTACTATCTTCTGAAGTACTAACTGGACTAATTGTTATCTGGCTTATCTCTCCTATCATATTATTATGAATAAAAGCCGCCATTTCAGTAAAGTAAAACTCTTCACCAAAGTCCCAGTTGTCAATACTAAAGTAAGAATTAATTAGATTGATAACCCTTTGTTTAATTTCTGTATCACTAAGTGTACTGTTTACAGTTTTTGTTACATTAAATCTAGCTTGAAGTTCTCCACTAGCTAAATCTCCAAACAGTATTTTGTACTTGACAGGTCTGTATATAACTTGATCGCTTATACTTTTCTTTTCGTTTAGATTACTAAACAACTCGCCTAGTTCACTTACAGTTGGACTATTAGGTTTAGTTTCAATTCTTCCATCATATTGTGCCCACGTTCTAAACTGTGTATTGTAACTGTTTAACAATACATAAGTGTCGATAATGTTTGTAGTACTTGGATCAATCACTTGATTAATGTCAGCAATTCTGTTATACTGAACATGTAAATCACAAGCTCCATTTACTTGAGTAGTTCCGTTAGTGTTGTCAATTATAGTATAATCATATCCGTCAACTGAAGTTTTACCTAAATTTATAGTTTGATTTGCAAGTATTTTGTTAAATGCTTCAGGATCATTTGGGTATCCGTCATTATCAGGATCAGCTAGACTTACTCTTATATTGTGCGGATCTGTATATCCGTCTGCATATGTAAATGTTCCAAATGCATTGAACTTATATTCTCTGCCCATTGGGTCTGGATTTGTTTTACTTTTAGGATTAATTTTTAATATTTTAATGTTATCTCTGAGCGGTTTTTGTGTTTCGCTACTAAAAGAACTATTAAAGTTTAAGTTTGTAAATTTAAGTTTCTGAGGACTACCAATTACAAACTGTGTTTTTCTTGCTAGCATCTCCCACTCAGTTGCACTATAATTAAAACGCAATACCCAACTGTTATCTAATCCTGTGCTAGATCCGTCACCTTCAAATTTTCTATTCCAGTTTGCTGGATCATTAAGTGCTAGAGTATTTGCAGGTAAGTTTGAACTATCAATGATTATCCACTGCTGGCTTTGAGCATTATATCTTAAAGCAAAACTATTTCTACTGTTAATTTTATCAATAACATTTTGTCTAGTAGTAGCTGTTAAATCTGTTGCAATCTTAGGAACAATACGCTTAACCCTTGCTCCTGTAGGAATAATACCATTAATAACTACAGCACCTTTTCCTGTATTATCAATCCCCGATGGTGTACCAGTACTATCATCTTCGCCTAGTCCATTTTTATAAATTCTATCAACTTTAACCCATCGTATATCTGCGTCAATGATTGTCGCAACTGCACTTGCACCACTGCCACCGCCACTAGCAAATGATATGTTTGTACTTTGATCATATCCAGTACCACTGTTAATAATTGCAACACTAGTAACTGAACCATTAGCTACTGTACATGTTGCTGTGGCTCCTGTGCCTTTTCCAGTAATTGTTACTGTTGGTGTACTGGTATATCCACTACCACCATTGGTAACAGTAGCTATACTAATATACCCTTCTTTGTAAGGACTGCTAATAAATTCTACTAGTCCGTTTAGTTCTGCTTTTTTCAAACTATTGGTTGCTGTTAGTCCTGCTCGTTGTACATTTGAATTCAATGTAAAATATCCACTACAAGCATTAGCACCTTTTGTTACTTGTGTCCAACGGAATGTATCTGCATCTGATGTACCTAAATATTTTATACCATTTGTAGTATCTGTAAAATCTGTTTGTGCATTGTGTGTTATAGTACTATAACCATGTCTATTGTAATAAAAGTTACTAACTTCTGGATTAGATAGCATTGGTTTAATAAATTTATTGAATACATTTGCTCCTGACAAGTTAGTAGGTAAATTAACTACACTTCTGGTTGTTACATTGTTTTCGTAAATGTAAGCATCATCTGTATATTGTATTGCATCTGCATAAGTCGCAGTTGGATCATATATGTCACGGAATCTACTATGCCCGCTGTGTACTCTGTTGATACTTTTAATTTTACGAATGTTTTCGCTTACTGTAACAGGAAAAATGCTGTAATCTTCTGCTGTTACCATTCTATCTTGCGTAGCAAAGAATCGAGGAGCGTTGGCTTTGATACTAGCAACACTTTCTCTAACACTTGCATTTGTAACATTAGTTTTCAAACTTGCATTAAACATTGCATTAAATGTATTTCCGTTTGCACCAATATATCTAAGTGTAAAACTAGTACTATTAAAACTGTCTGGAGTTAGACTATATGTTTGATTAAGTCCAGTTCTATACCATACTCTAATAATGCCACGTGGTATATTTCCAAAGTTACCATCAGCAAATACAACACTAATCTGATCATTCTCTCTGCTTGCAACACTAAAAATATCTCTGATAGCATTGTTCTTTGCGTTAAACAATGTTCCGTTTCCAAACAGTCTATCTACTTGTGTCCAATTTTTTTGAATTTGACCTACTTCGTCTATTGTTTGTACCCATACATTTCCATTTGCAACATTATCAGCATTAATATCCAATACTAAATTTGGAAGTCCTTCTGTAATTTGAAAATCTTTGTGTTCTAGTTGACCTTGTTTAAATCCTATAAAGAAACCAGTATCTGGACTACTATTACCACTACTATCATTTTTATACAATAAGTCAACCACTGCATAAGGATTTGGAGTTTTTTCTACTACAGTTTGTGTGGTATTATTGAATTCTGGACTGTAAAAACTAAAACTAGATGATGACCCATTAACTTTGTTTGAAAAGTTTCTTTCAGCTGTATTAGCTGTACTATTTGTTCTGTAAATTTCGTTGGTAATTCCAGTAGTGTTAAAACTACTATAAGGTGAACCAAATTGGCTACTAGATTGGAATATTGAATTCATAATAGCTAAAAAGTTTTGATAGCTGTTAGTATCAGTTAAGTCTTCAAACTGTACAGTACTATTAGCTAGACTATTGCCATTTGTGTCAAACACAGCTTCGTCGGTCTTTACACTGTCAATTTTTAAATATCCGTTTGCAACAACATTTCTAGTTGGTTTGTATCCTAAAAACTCAGCAATACGCAAGGCGCTATCTCTTCGTTCTGCTGTACTTAAATAATTTTCTCTACTAGCTAGATCTGCTCTAAATGCTAGATTGTGTCCTAAGAATGCCAATAGTTCTAGTAGTGCTATAAATTCACTACTATTGATATAGTCATTAAAGTTTTCTGGATAGTTTGTGCTTATATAATCAACCATAGCATTTCTTATGGTTTCAAAATCATATGCTTGAAAGTTTGCTTCGCTAAAACTTTCGTATGCTACGCTAAAGTCTTCTGCGGCAAATAAACTACTCTGTCTTGCGCCTTGTGCCATTATTCTTCACCTATAAAATTTAGAAACAATTCTTCTGCTGTTCCTGTATCGATATATTCAAGCCTTACTGTAATATCCAATGTATGATCATCGGGCTTTGATAATAGCGTTTCCAATGGTTTCCATCGTGGGTCATTGTTTACTATTGCATCTACATCATCTTTTGCTAGTTGTTCTGTTTCAGCATCTAACGGTTCAAATACTAAGTCCGGAAGTATACTTCCAAATGTAGGATTTTGTACACGTTCGCCTCTTCTAGTGTAAAAATGATTTAGTAAATCTCTTCGAGCAATATCAACATCAGTCAGTGTTTTACTACCGTATGTCGTGCCTACTGTGCTATATCCTATATACGTTACCATACAAGTATTTATTGCAAAATTAACTGCTGAGTTTATATTTTAATGGTAGTTGCAATAATATCACCTGTGTTCATAGATTTAGTAATTGTAAGTAAATCATCTACTATTGTAAAGTCATAAAAATGCTGTTGGATATCTCCATTTATAGTAACTGATAGCTTTTCTACAGGTGACATACTGGCTGGTTTTTCTAATGTAAATGTATTAGTTCCATCAAATGTAAAATTTTTAGTTACTAGTGTCTTGTTGTATTCTTTAACAATATTACGTTGTATACTCTCTGGAGTAAAAGGTAAAAAACTTCCTGTCTCAGCATAGTATGCAAATCTAGCTCTGCGTAATGGTTCATCATTTAATGCATCTCTTTCATTGAACGAACGCATTTGATGTATTCCGTTTGTTCTAGACAGTGACCTAGATTTAATAGATCCGTAGTCTGCTAATCTTAAAACTGTAGCAGATTTAATGCAAAGATTTCGATTTTTAGAACCACGCATCATCATACTTGCAATAGTATCATAATCTTTAGATTTTAAAACTGGTAATAGTTCGTATGTAGCTTCAATTGCTTCAACAGTAAAAACTCTTCCTGATGCCCAATGATGTAATACTAGTCCATCATATACGGATTGTGGTATTGCAGGTATAACTGCAGGCGATTCAATACTATTTTGTGTAATTTGTTTCTTAACAATAGTCTGTTGTTTATTAAACACTGTAAGCCAATTGTCGTATGATTGTTGTTCGGTTAAGCCTTCTGAGAAATTGCCTTCTCCGTATGCAGTTTGATCAAATCCACTATATCCACCAAAGAAATGTAGTGCTAAATTTATAGCGTTTTCACTTGCTGTTAATTTGGTTATATCAATATCAGTTGTATAAGCTGTTGTATCTTTTACAATATAATCAGTCCATACTGTTTGAAATTTTCTATCTATAGTAGTTGTCATCTTGGCCCGCGCCTTCCGGTTAAGTTTCTTTGACTATTTTTTATATATCCTTTTTCAAGTGCATATGCTCTTTCTCCTTCAGTGAGTTCAACTTGAGCTAATCCTCCTCCAATTGATTCATTAAAGCCACGTAAAGATTCAACGCCTTCTAAGTCATCTTGGCTATATGCTCTTGGATTACTTGCACCCGGAACAGAATTTTTTCCGAGGTTGATTGTTTCGTTTGATATACCATCTGGACGACCGAAACCGTCATCAGCTAATTTCCTATTATCAGTTTGTGCAGTCCTGCCAGGCTGAGATGAATTATTTTTAATTTTAGTCATATCAATATCAATTGCTGATAGGTCAATGTTTGGGCTAGCAACACAAGGTAAAAATTCTTGTGGTTCAACATGCCCGCCCCAAGGTTCGTGCTCTGGAACTCTGTCAGTAATACTAGTTTTAACATCTCTATTAGTGGTTAAATTCTTATCTTCAATTTTTGTTGCCGCTGTAGCTTCAGGACCATTCAAATCAATTAATGCCGCTGTAACTCTCATATTACCAGCACATTTTATATTACCATTGAGATCTGTTGTTAATTTGATATCTTTGTTTGCATGTAAATTAAACTCACCTGTTAAATTTTCAATAGTTGTACCTTTTGTACCTCTAGCTTTCATATTGATTGTATCTGCATCTAAGTTAAAATCTCCTTCAACATGTAAGTTAAAATTTGTTTTGGTATGCATACTAATATCATTGTCTGTATAGATATCTAAGTTTCCGTTGCCGTTAAGTTGTATCCAACAACTACCTCTATGATTAGTAAGATAAACTATCTCTGCTCCGTCGTGCATTAACAGTTGTGCGCCTTTGCCGCTTCGCATTCTTGTTAAGTTACTCAGTCCTGGTTTTCTATTTTTATCAGGAGCTAGACACTTATCATCATTGGCTCGTGTGCCATCATCCATAATAAATTGATGTCCGCCCGGTGTGTTGAATCCAAAAACTTGAGTTGGACTTTCTCTTCTTTGACTGCTACTACTCAGCCCTCTAATTGTATCCAATGGTATACCTTGTTCATTAACGAAGCTTTGCTCAGGATTTGCAGGTCTTTCATTTTTGCCTGGATCTTTTAGCGGGCTTGGATCAAAACAATGCCCGGGTGTATCATTTTCATCTTCCATAAATCCTGCTGGGTTTGATGGAATAGCTGAATTACGAGTAGTATCAGGAAGAACACCAATTAATATTCCCACATCACTATTGTGTACAAATGCTATTAATACTTCTGTACCAGGTGCAGGAGGATGACTGCTCATACCATATGATCTAGTATGACCTGCGGCTTGATAGTGTCCTCCGTATGGACTTGCTCTCCTAACACGAACATATTCTTGTTGTGAAGCGGCTCCATCACTGAAGTCACCTAAATATTCATGTCCTATAATTTCAACATACAAATATCCTTCATATCTATCATCAACAATATTCATTACTTTAGCTAGAAATAGTCCTGTTTGTTTGTGTATTCCGCCTACGTTAGTTGATTTATCGTACATACTAGGTACGCCGCCGCTTCTAAGATTTTTACCCATATATTGCATATTGTTATCCTGTCATAATTGTTTTAAGCCATTGTGGTGCATTTTTAGCTCTAATGTTACCTTGATTGTCAGGTAAGCCACCCCAATAACTAGTACCGCCAGGTGCTTGACCATACTGTGCCGCATTATCAACATGTATTCTGTTATTACCCATGTATCCGTTTCCAGCACCAATACCAGTAGCACCTGCATTTTTTGCTTCTATAATAAAATTTTGTATCAATGGAACATCAGCTGGATTGTCTAAACTTAGTACTCTGCCATCTGCTCCGCTTAGTTCGATATCAGCCGCATGACCGTCATCGTGTCTAGTACTTCCTACTCTATCAGTACTAGTGCCTTTAGCTGGCTGTCCGCCACTTGTGACTCTAACATTAAGTCCACTCTCTTGTCCAGCTTTTGTTAGTATTTGCTTTAAGTCATTTGCAATACCTTGTTTTCTAACACCTGCTACAGTTGATTGATCTTCTGTAACAGTACCATTACCTGTACCATCTGTTACAGTTCCTAAATCGTCTCCGGGCTGATCAATTGGCGGGTCAAATGCATCATCGATATCATCTGGTTGTTGCTGTTTGAATTCTTCTTCCTGTCTTACTCTGTTTGCGTCAATTCTGCCAGTTGATATTTCTTCCCAGATTAAACCAGTGTTTGAATTCATATCTCTGTATGATTCTATAGTCATATCAAATCTACCATCTCTGTAATTTGCTACAACTCTATAAACACGGTACAGTCCGATTATACCAAAGTTAGCTTCTGGAATATTCATTAATCCAGTAAATTGATCTGGGTAAGTCGGAAAGTTCATATTTAAAAAATACATACATCCGCCTTGCGTATAGTTAGCACCTGCTCTTCCGGTTACATCATTAACTTCGTTGAGTACATTATGAGCTCCTTTGGGTTTTCCTAACCAGTACGGGTCACCTCGTATTTGTATTTGTTGCTGAATTAAATCACCTAGTGAATTTAAATTCAGCTCAACTGCACCTAAAAGCACGGCGCCTGCTGTGTCGCCTGTGTCTGGTCCAGCATTAGCTTTACTGCTAATTGGCATTGGCAGATAACTTACAGGCAATTCTTGATCTCTATCTTTTTTTACAGCTTGTCCTGTTAGTTCACTTTGTGTTATATATCTTTTATTAACAGGTTGTATTGATCTTAAACTTGCTTGTTCTTTGAGTCTATCAATTACTTTTTTAGACTCATCAAATGCTTTACTTAATTCTTTTTCTAATCTAATATTCTCTTGCTCAAGTGCTTGAGCACTTTGTTCAGCTTCGCGAGCGGCTATTTCTGCTTCTGCACCGATGTTTATTTCACTATCAATCCCTGCGTCACGATCTGATCTTATTTTTGCCGCTCGTTTTTTAAGATTAGTAATTTTAGCTTTGTTAGCATCAATTTGTTTTTTTATAGTTTCGTATTCTGTTTGTGTTTGGTTAAGTTCGTCTGTGGATCCGCTAGCACCAGCTACCGCTTTTGCTCTATTACTTAACCTACCACTGTTTATTGCTTGCATACTATAATATGTATTGTTTAGTGTTACATCTAATCCTAGTACTTCTGTGTTTAAACCAGTGTATGTAAAATCAAAACGTTTTCTTAACAGTCCGTTTTCTACAATTTTTTTAAGTCTTTCTTTTTGCACTCCTAAGTCTGATATCATTGCTTGGTAACTAAGAGCATCATGATTTAGTTCAGGCACTATAAATTTATGAAGATTGTATGTTACTTGTTTAGAATATCTTTTTGCTGTATTATCATACAGACCATACAGTATTTCATTATCAAATATAAACCATTGACTAAGTTCTCCAAAAGTTTTTGGTTTTGCTTCTGCATCATCTGGATGATCTTTGTGAAACCCACCTCCGGCTGTGGGAAGTTTTCTAAAATGATCAGTTTGTAATAATGCCACAACCATTGCGTCACTAACACTAGTACCTGGTTTAATGTTAAATGTAAGTGTGCCGTTTCCTTTAACGCTGACACTACTTAAAGAGGTATCGCCGCCTGCACCAGTTGCACCAAACGGAAGATCCAACCATTCTGTTTCTAAACATCCTAATTTGTAATCATCGAATATATCTTTACTAGGACTTGCAAAAGTAGATCTTTGTTCTTGTACATTTACTTCTTTTTCTAAAGCAGTTAAAAACTCTCCAAATGTACTTGCTGTTAGATTGGGAATTTCTTGTTTAACGTGCAGTGTTTGTGTTTTGTATGCATCTTGGTGTGTTTCTAAGAAGTCACCAGTATATGTTGTTGATCCGTCATTATAGTTAAAAGTTAAATTTACTAGAGTACACATATAGTAATATGGACCAACATCACACACCACCGGTTGACCGTTTTGATCATATGCTAAGAACTTTAATTCTAATAGATAACATGCTTGCAAATGATTTTCAATATCTAAATCTAGTGCGGCTTTAACAATTCTAGTAAAAAGTGTTGCTCCACCTGGTTCCGTCATTGTTACACCAAACATATTAGCAAAACTGCTTCTATCTTGATTCTTTTTAAATGCAGTACTCAGTATATGCTCAATGCTCTCAATATTAATCTCTGATTCTACACCGCTATGAGCAATAGTTTTAACATTGCCTTGACTAATGTTTTTTTCAAACCTATGAGCATTTATAGGATTAACCATGTGAATGGCCCAGTTATAAGTGTAGTTGTCATACTGGTTAAGAATATTATCTTGATAGATGTTTTGTTTAGCCATTAGCTAGATCCCGTTACTCGATAGGTCTTTGGAACTACTATCTTTATACCCGCCTTAAAATCAAATATTGGATCTTTTAATTTATCTCTATTATAGTGTGTAAACACCCACCAAAGTCTTGCACTACCATATAATTCAAATGCTAGTAAGTCAGGACGTTTGTCAAATTTATTCTGTACGATAATAGTAAGTGTTTCCTCATCTAAATTATCAGCACTAATCTTAGGATTATATAAGTCTAAGTTTCGTCGATTAAGACCAGTTGTTGAATAATTACTAGAATTGTTATAAGATACTGCCATTAAATAAATCCATCCTTATATGCTTGCCCTCCGATAAAAGCATTAGTTGTGAATCTATTCTTCTGTCTGTCAGGATTTTGTTGTATTGACAGATCGATAAACATGTTTTGCATAACTGGAAGCTGTTGTCCTCCTTTAAACAATTTAAGATCAACATTACTATCAAAGTTAACAGAGAAAGCAGTAACTACAACTGGAATTTTGTAAAACTGTTCTGTTCCAAAAGCACTAAATTCTAATACAGGAGGCGGAGTACCTGCCGTTGGAAATCTCTGATTTATTCCACTAAACATTTTAGTTACACTTCTTAGAAAGTGTATAACTCCTAGTGTGTAAGCACCTTCTTCTTCTGTTACACTAGCAAATTGTGCGTTCATTTGTATACTCGGACTAGGTGTATTCCTATAAGCATTAAATGTATAATTTGTGTGTACCATATCATAAGGACTATATGCAACACTTTGTTGATAAGTGATGTCTGGTTGATATGGAAATAATATACCTCTGTGTTCTAGTAACGGCCTTGCAGGGCCGTTAAAATAAAGACTTGGTGCACCAGGTTTAAGTCGTAGTTTCGCTCTATTTTCAGCTAGCACTGGCATTTAGTTTATCCTTTACAAAATTAAACACATCAGCATTAATTGTACCAAAAAATTCTCTGAACTTCATCATCTTTTGATTGTCATCTAAACTGTCGTTTTTCATTACTGTTCTAAAATCAGTAGCACTCATGCCACCTTCTTGTATTCCTACCTCAAGGATATATGCTCCTTGGTCACTGGGTACCATTTCAGCACCCGGTACATAATCTCTTAAAAATCCCCCGCGTTTTAGTCTACCTGCATCTTTAGCACTAAACACTAGCACTACCGCAGTGTTTGCAGGATCTTTACCTGTTAGACTCACATCGGGTCTGTAGGGTTGTGTTTGCACAACTTGTTTTTCTGGTATTCCAAACATACCATTCATAATTTGTTTCTTCTCATCGAAGCTAAATGGATCACGTTCTGGAGTAGCAGTCTTGCTAACTGTAGTAGCGATAAATACGTTAGAGGAACCAAACTGTTCCACTAGATCCATATAGACCTTATGATGACCTTTGTGCATAGGCTGAAATCTGCCGCCATAAAAAACAGCAATATCAGAAGCTATGTCTTCATTTAGTTGTGCATATCTCATCAAAGTCTCCTACACTTGTATTTATAGTAGAAATAACTGTGTAGTTATTGACAAGCTCTATCTTAGGTAGTATAATTAAAACAAAGTAAGGAACCATTTAATGAGAAAACAAAACTATCTCAATAACAAAGATATGTTAAAAGAAATACACAAAAGTAAATTAACGTACTGTTACAGTTTATCAGAAGAATATGACCGATTTGATACTATAGTTGAAAGTGTAGAGGACATTCAATTACCCGAAACAATTCAGCTAGCTAAAGAAAATAGGGCGGCACAACTTAGTGCAATAGCATATGAAGAGGCTTATTGGGAATGGCATGCACATCCTAATCGAAAGCCTAGTCAAAAACCAAAACAAACAACTTATAAGATAGATCCAAGTACTATACCAGAAGAAGAATTAATTATTCGTGTAATGACATTTGAACATGTTCCACTCGAACCTGGCAGAAAAAGCAAACCTAAAACTGTAGCGGATCATCATGCAAAATGTAACTTCCCTCCTTTTCAACACTATGCAAATGTAAATGGAGAAATGCGAGAAGTACTTCGCAGTCATTGGGAAGGTGGACTAGACAATGGTGTTTTTAATACACAACATGGTACTATTACAAATAATCTAGCAAAAATGTATATCAAACTGTGCGAACGTTACAGTATGCGTAGTAACTGGCGAGGATATACTTATGTGGACGAAATGCGTAGTCATGCACTATTACAGTTATCACAAATTGGATTGCAGTTTAACGAACTAAAAAGCCAAAATCCATTTGCGTATTACACAGCCGCAGTTACAAATAGTTTTACCAGAGTGTTGAACTTAGAAAAGCGTAATCAAAACATCAGAGACGATTTGTTACAAGAAGCAGGGCAAATGCCTAGTTTTACTAGACAAATTGAACATGAAATGGCAGAACGAGCCAAATGGGATGAAGCGGCTGATAAAGAACGCAAAGACGCAGGCTTTAACGTTTAATCTATTGACATCATACAATTATGAAGCTACACTATGTAGGAGTATAAACTTAGTGAATGGAAATCCATGACGTTCTTTAACCGTGCGGCTTGTTTTACAGATATACATTTTGGAAACAAGAACAACAGTAAACAGCACAATCGTGACTGTGTAGAATTTGTAGATTGGTTTATTGAACAATCGATAGAACAAGAATGCGAAACTTGCATATTCTTAGGAGATTGGCATCATCACAGAGCTAGTGTTAATGTGAGTACACTAAACTATAGTGTAGATAATGTAGCAAAACTAAGCAAAGCATTCAAACAAGTGTATATGATTACTGGTAATCACGATCTCTATTATAGAGAAAAACGTGACTATAACAGTTTACCATATGCAACACTGTTTGATAATGTACAGTTAGTTAATGATCAAATGCTAGTGCAAGATGAAGTTGCACTTGTTCCTTGGCTAGTAGGCGATGAATGGAAACAGATTAGTAAGACCAAATGTAGATATATGTTTGGACACTTTGAACTTCCTTACTTTAAAATGAATGCTATGGTAGAAATGCCAGACCACGGAGGGCTTAATGCTGAATATTTGCAAGGGCCCGAATATGTGTTTACTGGACACTTTCACAAGAGACAAAATAAAGGAAATGTACATTACTTAGGATCTCCGTTTCCACACAACTATGCAGATGCGTGGGACGATGAACGAGGTATGATGGTATTAGACTGGGGAGGTAAACCCAAGTACATAGACTTTGCTGGACCTAGATATAGAACAGTTGCTTTAAGTAAACTTATCGACGAACCAGATACAATACTTAATAGTAAAACTTATTGTAGAGCTACACTAGATATTAATATCAGTTATGAAGAAGCTAGCTTTATCAAAGAGACTTTCAGTCAACAGTATGGCGTAAGAGAAATAACACTTATGCCTAGCAAAAAAGAAGAACATGCACAAGACTGGAGAGTTGTGGAAGATATTGAAGTTGAAAATGTAGATCAAATAGTGTATAATAGTTTAAACGCTGTAGATAGTGACATGATCGACAAGAAACTGCTAGTGGACATATATAACAACCTATGATTACAATTAAAGACTTAACAGTTAAAAACTTTATGAGTGTTGGCAATGTTACACAAGCTGTACGTTTTACTGACAACGGCTTAACACTTGTACTAGGAAACAACGTCGACTTGGGAGGCGATGGCAGTAGAAATGGTACTGGTAAGACCACTATCATTAATGCACTCAGCTATGTCATATATGGCAATGCACTTACAAATATTAGAAAAGACAACTTAATTAACAAAACCAACGGCAAAAGTATGATGGTTACGTTGGATTTTGAAATAGACGGCAAAAAATACCGCATCGAACGAGGTCGTAAGCCTAATGTGCTTAAATACTATGTCGACGAATTGAATGTCGAAGAAGATGAAGCACAAGGAGAGAACCGTCAAACTCAATCAGATATAGAAAAACTATTTGGTATGAGTCATGATATGTTCAAACACATTGTAGCATTAAACACATATACAGAACCTTTTCTCAGTATGCGAGCAAACGATCAGCGAGCAATCATTGAGCAGTTACTAGGTATAACAATGCTTAGTGAAAAAGCAGAGGTTCTTAAAGAACAGCAAAGGCTTACAAGAGATGCAATCAAAGAAGAGCAGTATAGAATTAACGCAGTTGAAGAAGCAAATTCCAGGATTGAGAAAAGTATTAGTGATTTGGAATTCAAACAAAAAGCATGGAGAAATAAACAAAAAACTGATGTTGAAAGTATCCAGCAACAAATAAACACACTAGAAAAAATAGATATCCAAATTGAACTTAGTAATCACACATTACTAAGTGATTACCTCGAAAAGAAAAAGCTGAAAGACGAAGCAGAACGTTGGCTATCTAATATTCGACTCGATAATACTAAGCAAGAAAAACTTATTACAAAGTTAGACAAAGAGCTTGCACTATTAGAAGATCACAAATGTCATGCATGTGGACAAGAAATACACGATACTAAACAAGAAGAGATACTGTCTAGTAAACAAAGTTTGCGTAAAGAAGCTAGCGAGCAAATGGCAGTAAACGCTTTAGAAGAACAAGAATGGGCAGATGCGTTAGAGTCATTGGGCGAGTTAGGTCAAATGCCAGTAACGCACTACAATACTGAAACTGAAGCACACAAACACAATATGGAATTGGAAAATTTGCGTAGTCAAGTTACAAACAAGCAAAGCGAAAGTGACACATATCAAGAACAGATAGAAAGTTTAAGAGAAACTGGTGTACAAACTGTAACTTGGGATATAATGAATGAACTTAATAACATAAAAGATCATCAAGACTTTTTGTACAAGTTGCTAACAAACAAAGATAGCTTTATTAGAAAACGTATTATTGAACAGAACTTGCAATACTTGAATAGTAGACTTGCATATTATTTGACAAAGCTAGGTTTGCCACACGAAGTACAGTTCCAACCTGACTTAACAGTTGAAATAACTGAACTGGGCAGAGACTTAGACTTTGATAATTTAAGCAGAGGAGAACGCAATAGACTTATACTAGGATTAAGTTGGAGTTTTAGAGATGTGTTTGAAAGTATGAATACACCTATTAACTTTATGGCGATTGATGAACTTATTGATAGTGGTATGGATACAAACGGCGTTGATGCAAGTTTAGGTGTGCTTAAGAAGATTGAGCGTGAACGCAACAAAAACATCTTCCTTATCTCACACAGAGATGAACTTGTAGGGCGTGTAAACACAATACTACAAGTTATTAAAGAAGGTGGCTTTACAACATTTAGTACAGACACGGAGTTTGTAGATGCCAAGTGATTATTCAGATGAACATATTAAACAGATGACAGATCCTAATCACGATCAAAGTGCATTTAAAAAACCTAAGATATTTGAATCACCGGACGGCGGTAAAACTGTATACGAAAGAGAATTTAATTCTCCGCACTCTAGTCGTAAACTTACTACAGGTGAAAAACTTTATGGATATCACCCGCAAGAATTATTAACAAAGAAGATATTACCCCCAGACGTATTTTATAAACTATTTGGACAAAGCAAATGAATGATAACGACGAATACACAATACATATCAGTAACTTTAATAATAAGGGTGAAAAGGGTGATGACGACTTTGAAACTTGGTTAGAGAATGAAGCACCTCTTGTTTCTCCTTCTACTATTACAGCAATTGATAACTCATACACAGTTGACTTATCGCAACATGCTACATGCACTAGCACTATGATGGGTAGCACTAGCACTATTACAGGATTAATGCCTACTTTTACAATCAAAAATGATCCACACTTTGCTAAAACTAAACAAAGAAAATTACCAATTGACATATTGCATAAATGGTATCCTGAACAAATGAAAGATGCAGATGATGAATAAAACTTT